TTCCGCATAATGTAGTTTGGCCCACAAAGCCTTGATATACTAAGTCATGGCTCAAATTCAAAAAGGCACCACCTACGGGACGACCTCGCCGTCGAACCTAGTTACTTCGACCAATCTCAACAACCACGTTGATGATGCGGTGCTTTTGCCGGGAGCCATTACGGACCAGACGGCCAAGACCGTCCTTGCCTCTGCCGACACCATCCTAGTCCATAGCTCAGCCGATACGGCCTTGCGCAAGACTACGGCGGCTCAAGTGTTTTCCAGCCCCCTGCCTATTGGCTCTTCTACGGCCAATTCCGGCAAGTTTACGAGCCTTGAGGTAACGGGGCAGTACAAGGGGTCGGTTACGGCGGTAGCCCTGCTAGATATTGATTGTTCGCAGGGCAACTACTTCACGAAGACCATTAGTGGCAACTCCACCTTTACGTTTAGCAACGTACCCAGCGGCGCGTATGGCATGATTGTGGAGATCGAGAATACGTCTGGCACGATTAGCTGGCCTGCTGCCGTTAAGTGGCCGAACGATACGGCTCCCACCCTTGATACGGGAAAGACCCACGTCTTCGTATTCATCACGGATGATAGTGGCAGCCGTTGGCGTGGTGTGGCCCAAGTAAATTACGTTACCTAACATGAGCGTAATCACCGAACTCCTCTTCAACGCCGGAACGGGAGGTCTGTTTGGTCTTTTTGGCTCGGTGGCAACGAGCGTTATTCGCATCTGGGAAAAGCGGCAGGATAACAAGTTTGCCCTAGATATGCTTGATAAGCAAGCTGCTAGTGCTGAAGCACTTGCCGCTTGGAACGCATTTTCGGCATCACAGTCCGCATCTGCTGCCGACATGACCGAGAAGGTGTCTCCGTGGGCAGCTAACGTCCGCGCCGTCACCCGCCCCTTCCTGACTATTGGTTTGGTACTTGGCTCATTCATCAGCTTTTTTCTGATCGAAGACCAATACCTGAAGGTCGAAGCTATCCAGAGCTTCATGATGTTGGCCGGAACCGCCGTGGCTTGGTGGTTTGGTAGCCGGATGACTAGCCTGATTCGCAAATGATCTTCGACAACGACATCGTGAAGGTATTTGCCGTTACCGTTGGAGGCTCATTGGGAACGATTACACTTACTCAAGTGAATGAAATCGCTGCCTTTATTCTGGTGTTAGTCTCTATTGCCTATACACTTACGAAGCTAATTAAGCTTCTCAAGCGTGATGAATAAGAATACCATGAAGTGCAACGTCCCGCGCCGTGATGTGCAGGGCGGGAAGAAGTTTGTGGTAAAAGCCTGCCAGAATGGGCAGGAGCGCATCGTCCGTTTTGGCGATGCTAATATGACCATCAAGAAGAACCAGCCTGCCCGTAAGAAGAGCTACTGTGCTCGTTCTGGCGGCATTAAGGGAAAGACCAATAAACTGTCTGCCAACTATTGGTCCCGCCGAGCTTGGGACTGCTAACCATGAAAGACCGCAACGAACGTCGTTATAAGAACCAAGAGCGTATGCTTTACCGCCGCATGAAGGAGGCCGACGAGGCCATCGAAGCTGCGGAGGACATGATGGAATACAAGGAGGACAATAAAATGAAATGTGGAAAACGTAAGTGTGAAATGGGCAAGCGTAAGCCCTGCAAGTGAAACGCCGCTCAACAGTTAACTCAGCTGGGGTTTACACAAAGCCCGGAATGAGGAAGCGTCTCTTTGAGTCTATTAAGTCTGGCGGCAAGGGCGGCAAGCCGGGGCAATGGTCCGCGAGAAAGGCACAGCTTCTAGCCCTCAAGTACAAGAAGAAGGGTGGCGGGTACAAGACGGCCAAATGAAGCCACAACAGCGCAGCTTAGCCAATTGGACCCGTCAGGAATGGCGCACCCTATCCGGCAAACCTAGCCTCAAGACTGGCGAACGCTATCTACCCAAGGCTGCTTGGGAGGCTCTTAGCCCTGCTGAACGCGCCGCCACCAATAGGGCCAAGCGTAAGGGCATGAAGGCCGGGAAGCAGTTTGTTAAGCAGCCCAAGAAGATTGCTAAGAAAACCTCTAACTACCGATAACCATGCCACTCACAAAGAAGGGTAAGAAGATTAAAGCCGCCATGACCGAGGAATATGGCCCGAAGCGAGGCGAACAAGTGTTCTATGCTTCCCGAAACAAAGGTACAATTAAGGGCGTAGATTTCAAGCGGCGTAAGGTATCATAGTTGAACCTTAACCGCTGGTTAGGGATTCATCTATGGCACGTTACAGCAGCTTTAGTGGCCGGGATACGCCTATTGCCGAGACGGCAGATATTGGCTTTTCCCGATTTAACAACCGCCTCCGTCCTGACCAGTTAAAGGCCGGGGAGCTTGCTATGTCCGTCAATGGACGGATGAACGTGGATGGGACGTGGCAGGTGCGTCCCGGCGTAGATACGTTTGGCCCTGTTATTGGAACGAAGGACGAGACGCTTGCTCTGCCGTTCTATCTGTGGCCGCAAGTGGTTATTAGCTCGGCCACCCGCAGCGGCACGACGGTAACCATTACTACGTCAACCAATCACGGTTTCTCGTCGTCCTACGCTGTTGCTATTGTAGATGTTGGCCCCGGCACGGTGGATCCTAACGGCAACAAGACCATCACCGTTACTGGTCTTGATACGTTTACCTACACGATTGCTGGTGCCACCGGAAGCGAGACCTACTCAGTTACTGCTAGCTCTAAGGCTGGTGGAGCTATCCTCGGAACCAGCAGCATCAACGGAGCTTTCGGCTCATGCCTGTTCTCAAATCCCGCATCGAACAACGACGAGTACATCATCCTCGCTCTGTTCTCGAACGCCATCGCTATCAACATGGCGACCAAGGCAACGACGACGATTGCCTACCCTTCTGGCATCTTTATTTCACAACCCGTGAATATGCTGCAAACCTTCAACAAGGTTTTGATATTCCGCGACGGGGCTACGGCTCTGGAATGGAATGGCAGCTTTAGTGGCACGCCAGCCTTTACGAAGGTGGCTAATGGAGATTACGCCGCAACCACTTACTTGGATTCAAACAACAACACCGTAATTGCAAACGGTATTGTAACGGTTAGCGAAACGGCTCACGGTTTTTCGGTTGGGGACAGGGTTTATGTTGTTGATAAAGGAAGCTCCACCCTTGTTGAGCAAGAGGAAGGGTATGTTATTGCTACGGTAGCAGACGCCGATACCTTTACTTTCTACGCTGAGGTTCCAGACCTTACCTCTCACAAGGTGGTGTACGCCAAGAGACAGCCTTCCCAGCTTGGCTTCACGCATATGCCCGCGCCCCCGTGGGGAGTCTATCACCAGCGGCGTTTGATTGTTCCCTACTATTACAACACCACGGGCAGCATTGGCAGCGAAACAATTACGGACCGGAACGTCAGGGATGAAATCCTCCTATCGGACGTATTTGACTCTGACACCTATGACCGCATCCAAAACCAGCTAAAGGTTACGGCTGGGATTGCGGACTATCTCCAGTATGTTCACCCATTTACTGAGGATAACGCTGTTATCTTCAACCGCAATTCGATCCATCTAATGCTTGGGCTGAGCGGATCTATTGCGGATATTTCTTTGAAGGAAATCACCCGCGAGGCTGGGTTGGTGGCGCAGAAGAGTGTGGTAACTATTGGCGACCGCATCTTTTTCTTGTCTGACAACGGCGTCTACTCCACGTCCTTCCAAGACTTGTACAACCTTCGTGGCGCGGGGCTACCCCTGTCTGACCCGATTAATCCGCTCATCAAGCGGATCAATCCAGACTACGCCCACAACGCTGTGGCGGTCTATCACGACAATCGTTATTGGATTGCAGTACCACTAGATAACAGTCCGCGCAACAATGCCATCCTCGTCTACAACCTGTTGAATCAGGGCTGGGAAAGTTTGGATATCATCGACCAAGAGGGCTGGGACGTCAGCAACTTCATCGTGTCTGGGGCTGGCGGCATCAACAAGTTGTATGCCGTCAACCGCTTTGGTGGTGTGCATACCATCGATGAGCGCGTGGATGGGTTCGACTACATCTACACGGTTCCCGGCGGCGACTCTATCCCTTACCCAATTGAGGCAGAGGTAGTTACCCGCCAGTATGTCTTTGACGACGTTGGCCGCAAGAGCTTCAATTCCTACGAGATCCACGTTGAAAGCTCTGAGTACGAGCCAAGCGATGGCGACATCACCATGATTTCCGAAAACATCGATAAGGAAGCCCCGATGTACTCATTGGCTCAGAGCCTTGAGGAAGACCTGCCTATTGGCGAGGATAGCTCTATTCGTGGCCGCATTGGCAACATCCGCGCCTACGGGATGCAGATGAAGTTTGTCCCCACCAAGGGCCGTCCTAAGCTCCGTATGGTGAAGCTAGAAGCCTATCAAGCATTCCGCTCTGTTACTGAAGCATCGTAATGAAGCCTATCTATGAGGCTAAAAAGATGTTTTTGGAGCGCGGCCTCAATTTTGAGGAACAGCTTAGTTGGTATCTGACCAATGGCGTGGTCTTAAGCCTAGAGGATCGCTTCCTCATGGCTAAGCCGATTGAACTGGCTAAGGGGGACGATAGCTGGAACCCCGAAAACCCAGACTGTTGGTATGTTCATTGTGCCGTTGGAAACGACTGCCTCAAGTGGTTTTTCGACCAAGCACCCTACCGTTTGCCCTACATTGGGTGGCGGCGCAACAAGGACGGAAATAACAGGTTTAGAGTGTATAATGCCTCCACATTCGAGCGATTTGCATAAATGAAAACTTCGATTTCAGCACCACCCCCTCCCCCGGCTCCCGTTGACGTTGGGCAAGCATCCTTGGACTACATCACCAAGATGGCCGATCCTGAGTTGCAGGGTAAGATTTTGGCTGCTGAACGGGAGTTTCGTCCGCAGTATACGGCTCTCAACCTTGCCGAGCAGGAGCAGTACCTTCGTGGTGTTGGTGGACAGGCTGGTGCAATCGACATCCTTAAGCAAATCACTCCTGACCTTGTAAAAGCTCAGGAAATTGCTGATACGGCGCAACGCGATGCAGACATCCGCGCTCTCCAGAGTCAGAGCGGTGGTTACCTGTCTGCGCTCATGCAGGCCAACCCCCAGATGTTTGCCCAGCTTGAAGCTGCGCGAGGAATGGGCGGAAAGACTGATTTTTTTGGTGGCCTTCAAGGTGCCATTCAAAACTCGATTAGGTATGGCGATATCGTTCCTACCTCTGCTCAAGCTAGCCTGCTTGGCAATCTTCCAAATGTAAACCTTGAGGGATATACGGCAGCTACGGGTCAGGCCAATCTACAAGAACGCGCCACTCCCATTTCGCTTGGTGGATTTAATGCCGCACAAACGCAAGCAACGCTTGCTGGTGTCGCTCCACAGGCTTCTGCAACTGGCTATCAAGCAACGGCTGGAACTGCAGATTTGCAACAGGCCGCGCAGCCTGTAACACTTAGTGGATTTCAAGCTGCTCAGGGACAGGCTCAGGCACAGGCTCAGGTAGCTCCGATTTCTCTTGGTGGATTCCAAGCGGCTCAGGGCCAAGCCACTATAGCTGGGGCGGCTCCGCAAGCTCAGGCTGCTTTGGCTGGTGCGGCTCCCAGTATGCAGGCCATATCGGCTGGTGCTGTTCCTTTGGTGCAACAGCAGGGCTTTGGTGCTGAACGTGCGGCTGCTGCTACGCTTGGTGCCGCTCCGACTGTTCAGCAGCAGGGGTATACGGCTGCGCAGATGCAGGCGTCCCTTTTGGGTGCTGCCCCCACGGTTGCCGCTCAGGGCTATCAAGCTGCTCAGGCTCGTAGCGTTGCTGACGTTGCCGCTCAACAGGTGGCTCAGGGTGCTCTCGGTCAGTCGCTGTACGGACAGGCTCTTACCGCCGCGCCCACCTCTGCCTCTGAAACCTTCCGGCAGCGTGCAGCGCAGATGGCTACCTCTACGGGTCAACTGTCGCCAGAGGAGCTTCGTAATGCCCAGCAAGCCACCCGTGAAGCCTTTGCTGCGCGTGGCCTAGAGATGAGCAATCAGGCTATTGCTGCTGAAGCCATGTCCCGTGCGGGTGCCGTGCGTGAACGTCAAGCTCAGGACATCCAGCAAGCCTCGGCCCTCAACCAAGCCTACCTTGCCGACCTTTCTGCTAGCCGTGGCTTTGCTACGGGCGTCTATGGGCAGGATCTTGGTCTGCAACAGGCTAACCAAGCGGCCAACTTGCAGGCTGCTATGGGCAATCAGCAAATGGCTGGTCAGCTTTCTCTGGCCGACCAAGCTGCCATGAACCAAGCAGCGCAATTCGGTGCTAGTGCTGGTAATGCGGCTGCTATGGCTAACGCCCAACAGCAGGCTCAATTCGCAATGGCGAACCAGCAGGCTCAAATGCAGGCTGCTGCTGCTAATCAGGCCGCTCTCAATCAAGCTGGTCAATTTGGCGCTTCAGCGCAGAACGCTGCCGCTATGGCTAATGCTGAGCGTCAGGCTCAGTTTGCTTTGGCTAATCAGGGCGTGCTTTCCCAGACCAATTTAGCCAACGCTGGGTTTGGCAATCAAGCTGCCCAGTTTGGAGCGGCTGCTCAGAACGCAGCGGCAATAGCTAATGCTGAACAGGCTGCTCGTTTCGCCCTCGCTAACCAGCAGGCTGGTATGCAGGCAGGACAGTTCAACGCTCAGCAAGCTGGACAGTTTGCTCTAGCCAACCAGCAAGCGCAGATGCAGGCCAATCTAGCAAATCAGGCTTTGCTTGGTCAGTACGGCTTGTCCAATCAGTCGGCTGCTAACCAGTTTGGCCTAGCCAATCTTGAGGCTCAGCAGGCCGCTGCTCAGTTTGGAGCTAGTGCGTCTAATCAAGCAGCGATTGCCAATCAGCAGGCTGCATTACAACAGGCTGCTCAAAATCAAGCAGCCTTCAATCAGTTTGGCTTGGCTAACCTTGAGGCTCAACAGGCTGCTTCCCAGTTTGGTGCTGGTGCTGCGAACCAAGCTGCCCTCGCCAATCAGCAGGCTGCTTTGCAGCAAGCTGCCGCCAATCAGCAAGCACAACAGCAAATGGCGTTGGCTAACATTTCAGCACAGAACCAAGCCGCGCAATTTGGTGCTGGTGCTCAAAATCAAGTTTCGTTGGCAAATCAGGCTCTTCTTGGACAGTATGGATTGTCCAATCAAAGTGCAATGAACCAGATTGCGCTTGCGAATATGCAGGCTAATCAAGAGGCGGCTCAATTTGGTGCCTCTGCTAGCAATCAAGCTACCCTTGCCAATCAGCAGGCGTTCTTGCAGCAGGCCGCTGCCAACCAGCAGGCTCAGCAGCAGATGGGGTTGGCTAATCTTTCTGCCCTTAATCAGGCAGCGCAGTTTGGCTCCCAGCTTTCGGCTCAGGGCCAGCTTGCTAATCAGGATGTCGCGGTTCGTGCAGCTATGGCTAACCAAGCTGCCCAGAATCAGTTTGGGCTGTTTAACGCTGAACAGGCTACCAACACCGCCCTACAGAACCGTGCCTTCCAGTCTGCCCAACAGCAGCAGAACATTAGCAACCTCGGCCTCCTTGGTCAGGCTCAACAGGGTGAACTGGCTGCTAACCGCGCCTTCCAGCAGAACCTCGTTGGAATGTATGGTGCGGCGTTTGACCCGATGTCTGCGGTGCTGGGTCGTCCGTCTGGTGCCCTTGGTGTGGGTCAAAACCAGCAGGGCATGGCGGCTAACATGATGCAGACGATGGGTGGTCAGGTGTTTAGTCCTGACGCTGGTGTTAACCTCGCCCTTCAGAATGCTGCTAACCTTGGCAACTATCAGGCTTCCACCTACGGTGCGCGTGCTGGTGCTCAAGGTGCAGCTATTGGTGGACTTATGTCTGGTCTTGGATCTGCTTTTGGCGGCTTTGCCTCTGGTGGGTTTGTTAACCCATTTGCCAAAAAAAGACCTCCCACCGGATAACCTCATTAAATCCCTTTAATTTATGGCACGCATTGGAACAGGTATTCGTCCAGAACTGGGGCGCATTGATTACACGCCGTATATGCAGGGTGCTCTTGCTGGCAGTCAGTCGATTGCTCAGGGCATTGCTACGCTCGGGCAAATCGCTGGCAAGTCCATCAGCGACTACTACGCCAAGAAAGAGGAGGAAAAGAAGAAGGATGAGGCTGCGAACTCGTTCATCAAAACCGTCGAGGCAAATCCTGCTGCCTTCCAAAGCTACTTAAAGGACGGGAAGGTTGATAAGGATGCAGTTAGGTCGATGGTGAATACTCTTGGTTATGCT